CTACTTGTAGCGAAATCAACAATGAAATCAATATTTCTATCAAGCTCAACATTGTTTTTAAATACTCGTACTTGTTCAGAATCTATAGTACTTTGTGGGATCTGGAACGTATCAAATTGGTATACTACCGTATTCGTACTTTCAACAGTAAACTCTTTGCTGTAGCCCGGGCTCTTTATGAATCCGTCAACATCAACTAGAACAAAGAACTCTACAGGTTCTTGCTCTACTGGGTTTTGTGTAAGGTTGTACGCTGTACTATCACCAGTTGCAGTAAACGTGTCTCTTAACACTCTACTATAACTACGAATCTCAGTTTGTGGATCAGTTACTGCATATTCAATAACCGCGCCGGCTGCAGGGGCTACCGCAAACTGAATAACTAATCTGCTATCTTCCTCGATAATTATAACATCTGGGTCGGTAACCACTACACCGTTAACCATCACGACTGTAGTATAGTCGTCTTGGGACTCGATCGGAGTAACAATCTTTGTAGTTGAACCGTCTGATATAATTGCGTCTGTGTCTAGAACATTGTTACCGTTCATGCCAACAGCTAGAATGCTTACTCTCTGCGCTACTGAAAGAACAGGATCAAATGTCACTGTTAGATTTTCGTAGTCAATTGTATACAGAGACTGATCAACAATAGTGTTATCAACTTTTACAATAACTGCATCTAAGCTGTTTGGTCTGATGCCGAAGCTGTACGTAGCTGTTGTTCCGTCTGTGATGTAAGACTGATTAATAATCTCACCTTGGCCGTCACCTACACGCTCGAATACCTTGATGTTTACTGTGTCAAGTACTTGCCCAGGTACCATTTCTTCTGGACCTGCGCTTGTAGTTGGTGTAACAAACAAGTCACCGTCAACGATAATGTCTTCAGCGTTCAGTCCTGTTGCGTTACCGTAGTCAAGTCTGCCGCCGGATAATTGTGTATCATAGCTATCTGGATCTGGAGCAAAGCTACCGTCACTAGTTGTCTTGCGAATAATAACTACATCGTCGCCGTCTGCGCCGTTACCTAGCTCAAAACTAGTAGTGCTACCGTCGCCGACAATAGTTTCCATTTCTGCATTTTCGTTGTCTACAACAGTGGAACCGTCGTATGCTGGATCATCAATACGAACACCGTTTCTATATACGTTGTACTCTACACCTTCTTCAAGTGGTTCGTCGAGTTCGAATATAACTGTAGTGCCGTCTGGGCGAATTACAATATCTTCGTAAGTAGTATCGTAGATATCCCAGCCATCTGTTGACCATTCGTCGTTGTCCCACCCTGTTGCTGTATCAAAGTCAAAGCTCTTGACTTCCACGCCGCCGTAATCAACGCCTGACATAAGCTGAGGAATCTCAGCGCCTATCATGCCGCTAGTTGGTACATACAAGTACTCAATTCGATCTGCTGCATTTAGCAATGCAGGAGACTTGACGTAATTTATTACAACAGTTTCGCCAACAAGAGGCGGCTTTGTGAATTCAATTTGACCATTGTAACGAGTGTATGACAAGCTATTGTCTACTACGTTTTTATAGCTGTATTCGCTTCTAAGAACTTCTTCGCCGTCTTTTGTAATTGAGATCTTGCTAGCGGTTAAGTCCATAGGCCAATCCAAATCAAAGATCACATTTACACCTGTGCCTGTGATTGTTTTGCTCTGGTCTAGTGAAAGCACAATAGCCTTACCTGATACTCTGTCAAACTTAACAGTTACCTTCATGCTTCGTACAACGCTCTCTCCTATAATAGCTGTTGCTCTTGCCTGTACTCCTTCGTTGTTACCTGGTGCAGCAATAGTAACTGTCGGAGTACTTAGGTAACCAGAACCGCTGTTAATAACACGAACACGAACAACTCCGCCTTTACCGATGTAGGCTTGAGCAGTTGCACCAGTGCCGCCGCCTCCTTCGATTCTTACATCAGGTGCGTACCTGTACCTTGTGCCTGGATCTGCTACAGCAATTTCTGTAACCTTAAAACCTACATTGTCTTTCCAGTTCTTGTCTGGAAACTCGCCAAAGAACGATTCGGCACCTACGATGCGGTTGTCTTCAACAGTAACCGGAACCGGTAGTATCTTCTTATCACTAGGATTGTACCTTGGCGGTAAGTCAAAATCTGTAACTACAGAATTTGTTTCCTCAAGACGATCAAGTGAACTGATGTACTCTCTTACGTTAGTCTTGTAAGGCTTAACTTCTTCAACATAATCGTTGTAACTTGGCAAATTGCTGTTACGGAATGTAATTCTCTGCTCTAGTGCTCCAACGTTGTGCTTGGCTTTAACAAAGCTAGTCTTGAATGCCCAGTTTACGTTTAACTGTTCTGCAAATACGTATCGAATGCTTGCAAAGAATAGCTGATTATAATCAACTGCTAAATCATCTGTTAGCAGATCTTCTTTAAGAGCCTTCATAATCAATCTAATTTCTGTTGCTGGCTCTCTATCAAAGAACTTGCCGTCGTAACGAGAAACGTCAAACCCTACAAGGTTTTCTGGATTGTCGTACAAGATAGACTTAATTTGTATTGTGCCGCCCTGACGACCGATAGTGTCATAGTTAACTGTAAAGTCATTAGTATCTACATCGTTAACTTTTCGTAACAATAGCCAGCCGCCTGACCCAACATTTGATATCTTAATAACGTCGCCGATGCTGTCGTCAATAGACGGCAGCTGGTAAGTTCCGTCTATCAAGTGATTAACTAATGTAAACTGATTGTCGCCTTCGGCATACCAATCAATGTAGTCCCAATAGTCACTAACTTGGTATTTCTGAGTTTCTGTACGCTCCCACTCGCCAGTTGCTGGGTTCAACGAATAAATTGCCCAGCGTCCTGTGATTGTTGAATCCGAACGTACTAATGCATTTACAGGTCTTACATCAACGCGAACTGTATCACTATACCCTTGACCTGGGTTGACAATATCGAAGTCTACAACTTGTCCCGAGTTGTTAATGAATAGGTCGATATCAAGATCTGATCCATTACCGTTTACAGTAACAGCCGGTCCGTTCCTGCGGCCAGTTCCTTCGTAAGCCAGGTCTTTATATCTCCTACCTGGTTCATCTATTGTAATGTCGGTAATTGAGCCGTTGGTTACTTCGACACTAATTGCCGCTGTTGCAGATCTGCTAGTACCAATAAATCGTAGCTCTTCTACTGTATCTACAATGTAATCGTATTGTTTTTCTTCAACAAGCGGAATTGTATCCTCGCTTAACATTGTAGACAAATCACGGCTGTCCACTATCGGTAGCTTTTTCAGAGAAATGTTAGCACGTTCAACAACTTGTTTAAGTGCTTCTGCCTTATTAATAAACCAGCTCTGTCTCGGACTAAACAGCGTGCCGTATTTCTGTCTTGGGCTTAGTGTTGGATCTGGAATAATACGAGTCTGCTCGTCATACCCTACTAGACTGTCAACCCACTTGCGCTCGATATCTCTTTTAGGCAAGCTAGTACTGAGGCCTTCTGACAACAGCTGATATTCGTTGTGAACATTCTGTTCTTGATTTTCGAGTGTGTAATATGCAACGGCTAGTGCTGTGTCAGTGCCTGATACCAAACTATCCACGTTGTACATTACAAACCTGTTGTCAGTCATAAAGCTAGCAAAGCGGTAACCTTCTTGGAATGGATCCTCAATAAGTCTAGCAATGTTACCTACGCTTAATGTTCTAGTTTCAACATTCGGTGTTGTAAACTTATTGACAACCCAGAAGTAGTAGATATTGCTGAATGTTTTAGCAACAAAGTCATACTTGAGTTTTTGTGAGTATAATGCATCACCATACTTACTTTGACCGCTAATACCTCGAGCAATCCCTTCTGTAGTGTCAGCTAGCTCATCCCATTCTGACGGGATAACATCACTTGCTACCCATTCGTATACATCAACTCTTGTACCTGGAATCAGTCTGTTCCAATTTGCACTTTGGTAAACTGCTTCACCTTGGTAAGGATTGGTAAATCTTGCAGTACTTAAATCCCACCATACACGACCAACAAACCCGTCTTCCCAGTTATTCACTTCGTCGAAGAATCTTTCGTCGTCAGTTATATTGTAACGGGCTGGATCTATGTTTGTCCTAAAGTCTATCTGTTCTGCTGCTGGTCCGGCAATCTTACCCTGACGAACATCAATATAATCTAAGTAGGTCACTAATTGATTAGTGCGTGTGTCAAACAAAAACACTTCGTTCATCTTATCTAAGTCAATGATAGGGTTAGGTGTTCTAATCTTAAACCACGACTGACTATTACGCTCGCGACGGTAGTCTGACATAGTGCCTTTGGTGTTATCTGTTTGTGCTCTTGGCAGCCCGACATATATATGGTTACGCACAGCAACCATACTCTCACCAAACTGACTGTTTTTAGCGTCAACGTATTCTAATGCATCTGCATATAAGAACGTACCATCAACGTTGTCAAATACAGTAACGCTACCAGAGTTTGAAATCTTGTCAGAGAATGTAGTAAGTCCGTTGTCGAATACTGTTTCGTTGCTAAGATTCTTGTCAAACACAGTTGGCAGAATCATATCGCCGTTAAAGCTAGTAACAGAAATAGAACTGTCAGTTGCACTAACTTTAAAACCGAACATTTCAACTAAATCATCTCTAGGTGAAATTAGTGTCTGCAGGTGTTCAAAGCGGCCATTTATCTGTTTATATACTCTTACTCGACCTTGATCGTAAGCATATACATCACTGCCTGGTTCGCCTATAACTAGGAACTCGCCGCTTGGCGATACTGACAGACTTTCCGCAAATCGTGTGTCAGGCAAAGTTGGGTCTATAACTTGTCTTAGAACATAACGCCCGTCCTGAATTCTATAAATCAAAACACGGTTAGTGACTACTGGCAATGCATTTAAATTTGTTTCGTCGAACACTTTTGTTACTGCTGTGATTGCCATAACATGACCGTTACCAGAAACAGTTGCTTCTGCGGCAAACTCTGTTAAGTCTTCATCAACAAATACCTCATCCCCGTAAATCTCTTCAGTAAGTACGTGAGGAACAAAAGGCTCAACTGTTACACTTTGGTCTACTAATTCCCACTGCGTAGAATTACCTTGTGGGTTAGTTGAGCCGGCGCTCACAACAGTTTTTGCCTTGTATAACGTAGTTTCGCCGTCTTTTAGATAGCTGACAATATCGCCTGTAGCAAAATCAATCTGCGACTGAACTGCTGCCCATTCGCCGCGGAATTGCGGATCTTTATCTAGCTCCCAATTAAACCTAGTGCCTTCGGCATCAGTGCCTTTCTTAACAACATACACTTTACTGTTGGTTGAAATGAATAGTCTATACAACTCGTCTTGTTGTGCAAAGTCTAAATCTTTTCCAGTAAACGAGTTTTCGCCTGTGCCAGGAATTACAAACGTGCCTTGAACGTTCCAAGCCCGGCCTGCTCTTTCGTAAACAGTAAATGCGCCTTGGTTATTAAGCCCGTTTCTTGGCTTATTAAGACTAACAGGAACTCTAAAGACCTGCTTCCAAGACTGGCTACCAACATACGGATATTCTGTATTGCCGGGATTAATTGCTACTTGAGCTTCCCAGTATTGAGCACTGTAGCTAACAATATCGCCGTCTTCGTACTCGTCGCCTGCAACATATGGTCCTACAAACGGGGATGAAATATCCGACGCTTCTGGTGAGCCTACTGCTAGATAGTTGCCGTCAGGACTAATAGCTACACTAGACCCGAACCTATTATTAGTATCTAAAGTAATAGTACTCTGCAACAAAAACGGAGCTTCAATTAGTGTTTCAAATTGTAATTTATTAGCTTCTGTAGCTCTGGTGTAAATGTTTACAACACCGTTGCCTTCAGCAGCATCACCAATAGCAACCTTAGTATTGTCCTTTGATGCTGCAATAGCTCTTGCAAATGCCGAGCCTGGGTTTTCTGTATTTCGGTTGTCAATGGTATTAGTTTTAGAATATACTTCTTGATTCTCATAAACTGACCAATCATTATACGACTCGCCGTCAACCCAAACTCGCTGTCCAGGCGTTACTTGTTGTTGAATAACGGTTTCTGCTTGCTCTAAGTCCTTAACTCGAACACTTCTTAGTGTGCTGACAAATCCGCTAGCATTTTCCTCGTCTTCAATAACAACATCAGACGGTGCTGTTACTACAACCGAATTAGATTTAATACTTTCGATCTGGTAGAAGTTGTTATTAACAAAAGAAAGGTTCTGTACACCTAAGAACTGGCCTACTACTAAACCGATAGTACTATTATCAAATGTAATTCTTGCCTGAGCATTGTCTAGTCGTTCGATTTGAGTAACTTTTAGAACTGTTCTAACATGCTGTAAAACGTCCCAGTCTTCAGTTAAACCAACAACCCATATATAGTCGCCGTATCCAACACTTGATACATCGCCGTTCAGTACGTCTATCGAATTCGTAACTCTGTATGCAACGTCATCTTCACGTACATAGCCTGCAGATTTTAGCTCAAACGGATCTTTCTTGACAACAGGAAAAGGCTTGCTGTCATAGTTTTCAGGAGCTGCATAGATTTCAAACGGGCGCTGGCGGTAAATGTTATCTACCGAATTCACCGGCAGCCTGTTTACTAACTCCACCGGCTGTGGAGACAATCTAAGTTTAGACTCATCAAGTCTAAACTCGATTACTTCTGCGTTATCTGTATCGCCGTAGCGACCCAGGCGTATAGCCCACTCTTCATAAAATTCTAAGCTATCTTTGTCAGACGTTCCTAATGCATCAAACAACTTGGTTAGAGAATTTGTTGTACCTTTGTCTTGTATAAATCCCTGATAGAACTTATACTGTGATACGTCATCATTAATGATATTCTGTAAGTACTGACGCTTTTGGTAGCCTGTTAGATGCTGGGCGTGCCTTTGCTGCTCCACATCAAAGTTATCAGAATCTAAGTCGTAGAAATCTGCAAACTGATTGATCTTATAATCAAAGTTTGGAATTAGTTTAGACTCTGGGCGCTCTCTTAAACGCTTCCACGCACCAGTGTTGAACACACTTGAACCCGGAATGTCGAATAGTGAAACATAAAAGAACTCTTTGTACTTTACAAGAGTACCGATTGAATAATCTGTCCACTGTTCCCAGTCAACTACAACCGCACTGTCGTATACAAAACCAGGGATATCTAAACCGCCGTTCCACTTGTCACTTCTGTAGCCTGTAACACGGATTCTTTCTTGACGATACCCAGCTTCTTGGTCGTAAATGATGTCGTCAAATACTGAACGATTGTCGAGTAAGATAACGTGCTCTTTTTGTACTAGCGGCAGTCTAACATGATAGATGCCGTCTGTGGTACCAGTAGACTTCAGTCCAAACTCGTTCTGGTTGCTTCTTGCTATACTGCTGAACCTTCTATCTAACTTCGTACCGTTAGCAGCTAGCAATGAATAAGGGTAAAAGTTATCGAAAATGTCATCAACTACTACAAATTCACGCTCGAATGTAACTTGTTCAGCGCCCGGACTAAGTGTAATAATACTGCCTGCTGCCCAGTTTTGTGTAGTCCAGAACAAGAACTCTTTAACACTGTATGTCCAATCTTCTACCTGTCCGCTTTCGCTGCTGAAAAACTCGAACTTAAATCCTTGCTCTTTTAGCCTAGCTTCGTAGCCTAGCATAAAGTCTACAACGTCTTGGATCGTAGGCAATACTGTGCCGTACGACAACTCAGTTAACCTAGATTCAAAATTCCTACGCAATGTAGCATCTCGTCCCCCAATTTGCGGAAGTGACGAAATCCTACGGAATTTATTACTATCAAACGTGTCCGAACTTACATGAGACTCTAACACTCTGTACAAGAAACTCATGTTTCTTACGTTCTGACCTTTGATGTACTGCTTTGCAGGACCCCATTCTACAAACTGCTCACTAACACCGCCGATATTAATCACAGGGTCAGTAGCCGAAGGAATCGGAGTATAATATTCAAATGTTGGGGTTTCTCTGTCGTATCCTTTGATAACGAAACCGCTCGGAGTCTTTTCAACAATTACACCACTGTATGACACAACATCTACAGGAGAACTTGTATTTAGGAAAACCTGGTAGTTTTCCTTTGGTAGAAATACGTTCCCTTCGTTTAACGGATTACGACTATCAAGTATTAAGTTGAACTTTTCTTTCTCAGTAAAGCCGCCTACTTTGATACATAGCTGATTGTCAATTCTTGTAAGCTGATCCTTGTATATGTCTTGCTGTAGTTGAACACTGCTTGCAAGATAATCAAAAATGTAATTTACAAGACCACTTGTACTAACACGAGTATCTGCGTTGGTGCCATTAGGGAAAGCAATATCTGCTAATCTTAGGACTTTGCCTGTTTCTGTGTAGATAATCTGCCCTACTTGGTTGCGCTTCATTCTTGACAGGTCAAAACCTGTAGCAAAAGTAGTGTTTGGTTGATTTAGAACTCGTGCAGTAATTAAACTAAATGGGTACTCAGAACTACGGCGCCATGCAGTTTCTGCAGGTGTATGATCACCGAATCTAAACGGTGCTCTAGACAATCTGTCTACAAGGCTTGTTGCATAATTGCTAGCAAGAGGGCTGAGCAAGTTACCGCTAACGTCTACAGGAATGTGTGAAAGCAGCGTTGGACGCTTGTATCTTTCATAACGTATTTCTGCTTTGCCTGGCTCTCTAATAATACCGTTTTGTAGGTCTGTCCACAAAATTAAGTTATTTTTTGTATATGGTGCAGGCCCATACACTTCTTGCCACCAAGTTGGCTCTACACTAAATCCTAACATTTCCCAAGGATGGGTGTGAGGACGATCAGTGTCGTACGCCTGTATGTATACTGATCTCCAGTAACCATTTAACTGTACTCCACTAGGTGAAATCGTACCAGTGTAGTTATAAGTAAAAGAGTCAGTTCTGTCGTAGCCAGAGCCGGAAGTATAATCCGGGTTGCCCGCAACGGTAGTCCACTCGACAAAGTCTGCTGTCATTGAACGATCAATTGACTCTTTTGTATAACCTGTGTATCTGAAATCACCCGAAACAAACTTATCTAGGTCAAATAAATCAGTATCGTAAGATTGTTTGATGTTGTTGTAAACACGAAGTTCAAACTCAAGAATAATGTCATCGCGGTAGTCATCAAACGCAAGTACAATACTTCCGTCGTGCCCCTGAATTACGTTACGTGGTTCTCTATACGTGTTATCAACAAACTTCTGAGGAATATATGCAGGATATAAACCTAACTTAGTTGGTGTGGCAGGAATATAAGAACCGTCAGTTGTGTCACACTCAACAACCTGAATGATATCATTCTGTACTAAGTCTGCACTTATATCAACAAACCCTTCGTTGCTAAATGTATAGTCTCGTCCGTGTACCAACTGCTCTGAATTTAGATACACAAGAACAGACTTGGCGCTTAACTCGTCTAATGTAAACGGTTCAGACAATGCATAGAAGTTTTCGCCGCCCGCTGGCACTTTATACTCTAAAGTACGTGATGCGGCTGCGCACAGCATATCTGTGAAGTAGAACGGCATTGCTGGAGTTTTACTTGCATTAATTCGACTCAATGTCAGATCAAGCTGTTGCTTTGGTGTACCGTCGAACCCTAAATCTTCAGCAGTTTGAAGAAGCACTCTTTTGAATTTTGCATACTCTGATCGATTAAAACGAAGTGCCTTAATGATGTTTGCTTCTTTGTTTGTAATGTGGTAACTTGCAAGGTTAAGCGGGCCGGTGTGCTGCACAAAACGTCGACCGAACGCGTCTAACTGGCCTAAGTCCCGCAAGTTGTTAGTTCCAGGGAACTTGCCGCTGAATCCTCTAACGTTTTCTACAATTGTTCTTACATGATCGTTTACTTCGCCTAGAGTGAATTCTCCGATGTTATTGTTAAGCGGATTCCTTTCTAGGTTATATGCCATTTCATAATAACCGTTGTCGTTCTTCGATGTATCACTTTTTACTTTTAAAATGACATTTGAATCAACAGGCAATACGCTGTTGAACACAATCGCGGCAGTTTGCTCACTGCGGTCGATTGTATAATCAACATCTAGTAATTGATAGTCCTGGTCAAGAACAACTTTAACTTCTAAATCTTGTATAGAACTACTGCGATCATAGACATCTATTTCAAATCTGTCTGTTGGTTCTTCAACAATGTACTGTCTAATAACTGCTTGGGTACTTGACTTATTAGTTTTTGCCCAACCGTTCTGCACAGTAAACGTGTTTAAATCAGTATACCTTCTTAGATATCCGATATCAGTATTCTTAGTGTACAACGTCTGGTCGATACTATAAACAAAGCTCTCGTTTACAAGAGAGAAGTTAAATTGTAGATCGCCTACGTTTTCGATTGTTCTGTAGCTTAGTGGAAATCCTAACTCAGGGTCCAGTGAGCCAGTGCCTTGCTTATATTCAAATACAGTATTACCTGTAAATGATGATTCTTCATAAACAACAGTGTCGCTGAATGCATTACCAGCACTGTCGTATAGTTCAAAACGAGGTGATTGGTTATTTTCAGTTTTTTCTTGTGCTAGTTTCCAAGTTGTTCCGTTATACCAGTAAAACTTACCTGCGTTTTCGTTGCCGTTAGTAACCAATACAACTTCGCCCTCTATAGGGTCACAATCTGGTTCTTCGATCAAAGAAATCTGGTTTCTATTGTTAACTCTTAAGAAAGTAACTCGGTATATTTTACCATTAACACGCTTGTCAGGATCAGCAGCAAATAATACTCGCTGTCCTTGTGTCAAAGGAACACCATCGACGTTGTAACCAAGTTGGCCTTCGACATTTGAAAATACATCTAATGTAAAGTCGTCTACAAGGTCAACGTCATTCTTTGCTTCGGTGCCGTAATTATGCAGTCTTAGACCTGGGTCGAATTCAATAATAGGACGAGTTGCACGGGCTGACTGATCTAACTCCTCAGCAACGTTACTATAACCTGCTGCGGCTGCAATTGTGCTAGAATGGAACCAACGGTTATAACGTGACCACGGGTTTCTGTCAGCGCTGACTCGGTTGACAACAATATAATCTTTAGTACCAGCAAAGCTACTAGCATTATCAAATGGCAATCTATCCCATCTTCCTGAACCCCAAGGAACAAGAACATCGTCAGCGTATCCTGCTGGAACCAAAAGTGCAGCTTCGCTCACTAGTCTTATTTCAGTACCTACGCCTTCTACGTACCAATCACCGGTGCTGTATATCTCCGGAGTAACATTACCTAAGAATGTTACTTTAAGACCATTTGTTAACGTTACACCGTTAGCACTTGTATATGTCGACTTCCCTAAAATTTCCTGTCCAACATCAATTGCAGTGTTCTCTTCAATATCAAAAATCTTAATGAAGCCGCCTGTATTGATATCGCTTTCACTAAGGTAAAATAAGTGATCAGGCGCTTGCAACGGTACTGTAAATTCAATTACACCGTTTTCAATATACTGCGGATCAACTTCGTTACCGTCTGCGTCAAAAAACTTTTGTCCTTTGATATATTCGCTTGATACGTTTTCGCTCTCTTCATCCGGATCCGGAGTTGTATAGTTTCTGTCAACCGTAAAAGCAATAGGGAACCCTGGAGTATCTATCTCAAACCTATACGTCTGTCCTCTATACAAAGTAAGAACTGGGTTGGCTGCAAGTCTATTTGAGAACTTGTACGTAGTATTATCGCCCTGGTCTTGGATTGTTACTTTGTAAGTACTGGTAACCTCTTGGGATTGACCGAAGACGCTAACAGTTTGTGGGCCATTAGGTAGCCAGAAATACTCGCGAAAGTTTGCTAATTTGTCCCAATCTACGTTAGGATTCCAAGCATAAAATTCTTGGGTGTTTAGTTTACTGTGATTAGAAACATCACCGCTAAACGCACTGATTTGATTAATAAAGTCAGGATAATCACTAAAGAACTCAACGTTGCCTAAATCATCTTTAACTACAGAAGCCGGCTCTAGTTGGCGGTTTTGCCTTTGCTCGCTGATATCCTCGATATACGTGTCGTCTGACTGGTATGCTTTCGCAGTTTGACGGCCGTAGAATCCCGAGATTTTTTCAGCAATACCCGGCTGGACCATTTGATCTAAAGTACTACCTAAAATCTTTTCGTTGGCTTGAGTTCTAAAATACTTAGGTAGAAGGTTTGCGCTCTTCCTGTCCTGCTCACCACCTGCTGGTAGTGGAAAATCGTTCTGGTCAGTGTTAGCCATTAGTAACTAAAACCCCCTGTGCTGTTGAGTGTACCAACTGACGGAGTACTTTGTAATCCTTTGTTTGTTGATATATCTGATGTTGTAACAACCTTGCCGTTTGCATTTAAGCGCGAAGCTGTTATTTCGTCTATTAGAAGAACGTCGTTTACCGTTGCGCCACTAATAAAAATTTCGTCTGGTGCTGAGCGTATTTCAAATAAGCTGCCAAATCCTTGCTCTACCTGATTTGGTACAATAATAAATGTAACCAAGTCTGGCGCCATTCTGTTCATTACAAATGTAGCTAGTTCTTGGAAGAAAAATGTGTCGCCGAAGTCCCAGTTTTCAATTGCAAAATATTGATTTACAAGACCAATAATACGTGTTTTGATATCGTTATCGTTTAACACTTGATCTGGGTTCTTAACTGCTTTAAATGTTGCTTGCAAATCTTCGTTCGCCTTTGGGCCAAATAGTACTTTGTACTTAACCGGATGATAAATCACTTCATCGCTTATTGACTTAATCTGATTCAGTTTAGATCCAAACGATCTAAACAGTTGATCTGAACTAGGCGGTAGGGGACGATTTGTCAACTGCCCGTCTAGGAAAAGTCTATATTGTCTGTCGTAACCTCTTGTTAGTAAGTATGTATCCATAATATTACTAGCACTTGGATCAATTCTATTGTTCGAATCCGCAGTGTGTACATACTGGAATTTTAGCATATCTCTGCCAGTAAACGCCTTGTAATCATTTGTTATAGAAAACGTCATTGTATTAGTATCCCAGATCTTAAACAAATCTACGTCAAGGAAATAATAAATGGCGCCGCTGGCTCTTTCACTAGCCAAAGGCACAGCCGGCGCACTCTCTGATCTATATAAACTAATACCGGTGGCTTCAGCGTTAACATAACGGAAGTCTTCAGTTCCTGCTGACGTGATATACTTTTCCTGTATAACAGTCTTTTTATCTACGACTGTTGTAAGCCCTGTTTCCGGATCAACATAATCAGGTGCTACTATGTCTTCAAACAAGTCAGGGTCATCAACTACGCCGTCTTCGTCGCTGTCAAAGAACGTAAGTTCAACACGGGTACTGTCTACATAACCTTCTTTGTCTCTATACTCAGACAAAACCTCCCAAGTAAAATCATTTGTAAACGGAGACGGATTGTCAGGTTGCTTGTTAATGTTTAATACTGTGATTTTGTCTTTAATAATTTTGCCGGTTCGGCTATCAAAAATCTTATCAGTCGAATCATAGAAGAATCTGATCTCTTCGTCGCTTTCAAAAACATACCTTAGCCCACGATAAAAAACTTTATACCTTTCACCAGATGTTTCAAACTTGATTAGCCAGCTAGCATCAAGGCCTTGGCCACTTGTGTCTCCAGCAAAACCAGTGTTGAAATCACCGCTGGCGTTTAGGTTAGATGCCTTAATTAACTTCCACCGCTGATCTTCTACGTCAAATCTTAATCCGAAGTTATTGTAGGCAAACGTCTGATCAATAAGTTGGCGTTTAACATCGTCAAGCAACGATCCTGCTAGCTTAGGATGTATTTCTGTTAGAATTGCACCTTGTGGGATATCGTCACTAAGTGCTATAGCACCAGATGTAGTTGTAATTAGCTGGTCAACACCATTGCCTGCAATGTTAAAAACTTTGGTCCAAAGTACGGTTTTGTGCCCTACATCACTAGGCGAACCTATCTTCAACGCATTGTTTTTATCAAAGTATTGTCCGGCTGGTGCTACAAACTTTAGTAAGCTCTCGGCTTTTACATAACGAAGACTAGTCGAAGTAAAACTTCCTACCCGTTGATATCCATCCTCAGGCGTTGTTTCGTTGTTACTTAAAAATCCTGTAAATGTATTAGTGTCTTTAGTCGCCGATACCCAGTAAACATTTAAGTCAACTGCATTAATCTCAGGAAATCTATCGAAGTAAAAGTGATTCACTCTTTTGTCTTTAAAAATAGGTTCGATTTCGTTAATTACAACACCTTCAATGTCGGTTTGAGTTTGGAAGGAAAACGATGTAGTTCTATCAATAAATTCTTTATAAACAATGCCGTCATTGCCGTATAAGTTAGTGCTACTGTATTTTCCGGTTGCATCTATTAAGTCAAAGTAACGCGAAATACCACTTGATGTACGGTTAACACTCTTAACTTTTACAATCTCTTGACTTACTGCTAAAGGAGCTACGTTGTAATCTTCACCAGTAATCATTCTGTTTTGAGTGTAGTAAGTTGCAGGAGCATTAGCTTTAATACTAGCGTTAGTCTCGCTTACTGTTGAGTTTGATACCGTGGTCTGTAGACTAACAGTAAATGTAATTTCTTCTTGTTTACCTTGCTTACTTAGGTACGGTATACTAAAGTTAATACCTGATAGTGCCGCAGGAGTAATAATCATACTTCTGTTTTCACTAACGCGGTAGTAGGTTCTAAAGTTACCTTTTGGCAATTCACCGAATACCCCATCAGAGAAGATCAAGTTAATTCTGTCATCAACTCTGGTTAAAACACTAAACACATTTCTAATATTGTTGTTGATGCTATTGTAGATAATGTTATTGCCTTCAACACTGGCTACTTTAGTCCATAGCTCTTGTTCGTTGCCGTTTGCATCTAGCTTATAAAGCCAGACGTCAGTGTCGTTGATGTTAGTTGTGTCAACAGCAACAGTTTGATTTGCCACTGGCTGTGTAACCGTAAACTGACCATTGTCAAGTATGCCCTGGCGGAAATGAGCAAAGAATCCAGAGTTTGTGCTGCTTGGACCGCGGCCGTCATTTTTATAAATGAATGAAAAGTTATTGCCAGCAAGCGGCGGTTCTTCAACTAAATTACCGTCAACAATATCGGTAGGCACAATCTGAAACGGAGTGCTTTTCCCTTCAACCGCTTTCTGGAAGCTATAAATTGGAACAGTTGTGTTCAACCCATTAACTCGATACTGTTCGGTAGGAATACCTGCAACGTCTTCTTTTTTGTCAGGCTGGCCAAATACACCATTGAGAGGAAGTGCAGTGTTGATTACCTTAATAAATTGTTCAAACCAGTTGGCGTTGGTGCTGTCGTTCCATTGGATCGATTGCCCTTTGAGGTTAATGCCGTTGCTATCAATAAGATCTTCTGATGTACGCACGGCAGTAAACTTTAAGAAGCCGTTAGCTGCTTGATTTCTGCTTGGATTGTAGCTAATAAGTCTTGCAAGACGCAGTACACTTTCACGACGTTCAGCAAGTTCTAAAAAGTTTTCTCTAGCGTTTAGATCTATACGAAACGATAGGTTTTGTCCTAGGAATGCAATTAGATCAATTAGCGCAAGGTACTCCGACGATTCAATATAATCGTTGAAGTCTTCTGGATAGTTCTCACGCAAGTAAGAAATCATTGTGCGTCTTAGATTGTCAAAATCGTAACTCTGAAAATCTGCATTACGGAAGGTCTGGTATACTCTTTTCCAGTCCTCTGCTACCAGTAATCGATTCTGTCTATCTGTGGCTGACATGTGCTTTCCTCTGTTATTGTAGTATTTATTTGAAAGAGAAAACCGCGTATATTATTACGCAATTAATCCATTAGCTTCGTCGAATTGGAAGCGAAGCTGCTCAGAGATGTTGTAATCTAGGAAGGTAAGAACACACTCGATTTGTAGGCCGTTAAAATAATCGTCGACAATAACTCTGTCTACCGCAACTCTTGGATCACTGTTAATAATAGTTTCAACGTCTTCGATAATAACCTGTTTAAGTGCTTCTGTAAGGGGCTCATAAAGAACTTCCCAAATGATAGTTCCGAATTCAGGATTCTCTAACTTTTCACCTTGGCGAATATTAAAATGATTAATCAAATCTTGTTTGATTATAGCAACGTCATACAGACGGAACCCGTCGTTTTCCGGATTGACTGTGCTAAGGCCGCGGTAGACGGTATTAGGAACAGAACGTGTTGCTGCTGCTCCACCCTCTCGCTTGGATTGTACTCTTTTGTAAAGATTCTTCTCTAATGAGCTCATGGTAGTATTTAGCCTCTACTCGGTATGCTTTTCTCGTCTTGTTGGCTTGACTGAGCAGCAATTCCTACTCCGGTTCCTGCCGTGGTTCGGTTCTTTCTAAACGTGTCTGTAGACTTGATATACTCTGCATCTTCAATAGGTGCCGCAACAGTTATATCAGTTTTTTCTGGCAGAAAGTCCTTGGGCATTAGGTTCTCGTGCTGTGCCCACGGTTCGTGACTCGGCATCCGTTTTACTATCGATTCTACTGTTACTTTAGACATATCTTCAGGAAGTATCTGGCTGTTAGTGTGCACTAAGAGCGGCTCAAACACCGTTGCAGGCTGTGCGTCTATTGCAGGTGATGCTGGCGCTGCTGGCCCTGCGAGCCCACTGTTAAGGTGTGTTAGAGACCCGTCTATAGCAACTATTCCGTCACTTAGAATATTTGTCCCAGCTGAACTATTAAGATTCATTGCGGCTCCAGCTAGAGCATTAAACACTGCTCCTGCTTCTAGGTTTGTTGCTGCTCCGGAAAGAGAATTAGTATTTGCGCCTGATTCAATATTAATGTTTGCGCCTGCTTTCTTATTAATGTCAGTAGCTGCTAATTCGAAGATAGATGTATCAACTTTTGTATGCATATCACCTACTACAGTAAGGAAACGATCTGCGCCAACTGTAGTGTCCTGCTGCATTTTTACATCTACTTTCATATTTTCTTCAACAAGAATGTGTGTATCTTTCTTGCTTTCCATTTGAATATTGCCGCCATCTGGTAGATCTTCGCCTTTTTTATCACGTCCTCTAGCACGCATGTTTATATTGCGACCTGCTTCAATATTCATATCTCTGTCAGCAGTGAAATTTATGTCTTGATCTGAATGCACACTTATGCTATCATTAGCGTAAATATCTATCTTACCATTGCTAGACAGCTCAATCCACGACGTGCCACGAGCATTACCTATGTAGATTAAATCCTCAGAATTATGCATAAGAATCTGATGACCAGTTCTGGTACGCAACCTAAATACTTCGTTTTGAGGAATAGTACGGTCGCCGGCAGTTTCACCTTTTTCAACATTTGAATATTCAGGAGGGCCTTCGCTTGCTGGGGTTTTGCGAATAAACTTATCATCGCCGTCATCCATTACAAAACTAGAGCCACCCAGTCTGTTAACAAAGACGTTGGCTTTTGCTTCGAACTCACCGTACTGTCCCTTTAGCGCGCCTTGTCGTTTATCGATAGGCCCAGGAGTGCTAATACCAAATACAGCACTAGGCACTTCACGTCGTGCACTGGTAGTTGTCGTTCCTCTATTCTCGTCATCTATCAGACCTGACGCTACAAGTGATGCAGAAAAATCTGTATTGTAAGGCTTTGCATATAATGTAGGGTCTTTGTTTTCAGATGTAGTACGTTTGTTGTACTCACCTACTGGTAGTTTCTTTCCTTTAAGGTCGCCGGGGGTCCCTTCTGTTGTAACCTCTGTGCTAGCCCTGCCATCAGGAACCATGAAGTTCATGTACTGGTCTTGTATGCATCCGATCCAATAGCCTCGAGAGATGTCGCCCTCAGCAAAAATTACAAGAACTCGTGTTCCTGAATCAGGCGGAACCATCCACATGCCATATGACTTTTGTGTGTTTTCGTATCCGTCATTGGCCGTGGCGTGATCCTTGTTCGTAACACCGTAGAAAGGACTTAGGTAGCTAACATCTATAGTAGTACCTGCTCTTTCCTTGAACGACCCTGATTTATTTTTACGCAATAAATCAACTTTGAGAGAGCCCATATAACCAGGATCAAGGTGGCTTACGACAACTGCTTCAAATGGCCCGGACCCGGTAAATCCAAGTTCTTTTAACGACCGATATGCGCTACTTCTAGTTTCTCTTGGCATTATAATCCTTATCCTTGACCAGGGCGTGTTACTGGTCTTGTGCCACTCGGACTCTGACCTGGCCTGACGCTTATAGGAGCATTGTCAGGCTTAGGCGGTATTGTTGCAGCTTGTTCATCAGCGGCTTGTTCGGCTGCCAATGCGCCGGCTGCTCCAGGGCCGCTACTTGTTCTGCCTGACGGTGTTGCTGATCCAGTTTGTCCTGGACGTCCGGCGGTAGTGTTACCTGTCGAAGGGTTCTGCTTTTCGACAATAGAGTTGCCTCCGATACCGTCGAGTGACTGGTTTCTGCGACGTATGAGCTCTAATGACTGAGTAAACTTGTTTCTGCTAATAGTCGACTCTACTCTAGTTACTTTATAAAAGCCACTAAATCCGTTAATTGTAGTTGTATCAGACTGGAAGGACATTTCGCCGGTTGGTTTATAGTCTACCGGCGTTCTAAAGTTTATTAATACGTCAACTTCGTTTCGTTGATAGTCTATAGATCCGTCTTCTGTCAAAGTAGCCTTCAGTCCACTATTCCTTGATGAATAATTCCCCATGCCGCTGTCTGGCAGGTAATACGGATCTCCCCATATTACTACGTTAGCAGTAATTAAGTCTGCGTTACTGTTTAGCAGTGTATTGTGAAACTGTTTTGCTAAGTTTATCTTAGCGTTTGTTTCGCTTCCGCCGCCTATATACAAGCCTGTTTCGGAAACGGTTTCAACACTGTACGCCGGGTCTATATCACCCGGCGAATTATCAACACCTTTCTCTGTTTTCTCATCTTCTTGGTTTCTAGACTGTGAATATTGTTCGTCGCCACGGTCTGCTCTTATTGTTTCAAAAAATGCTGTTCTAAACTGAATATCAAAGCTGAGGATATCTTTATTTTCACCGCTGTAAATGTAGCTGTATCTTTTAGATACTTGCTTTTCTCGTTCTGCAGCGCCTGGATTACCTTTGTTCGGCGCCCCAGTAATAGCACCGTTTACTCTATAAGGAACAACGTTATACACAAATACCTTAGGCTTTCTACCTATTGCTTCTTCAACTTCAACGCTGTCAAGAATATAGCACTCTGTCTCGACCTTAAACCAAGTCGCCATGCCTTCTTTATCTAATGCTTTAGTAGCGTTTGCTCCGTAATTACTGATAAGAACTATCTCTTCAATAATTTTTTGTATAGTCATTCCTTGTGGAAATTTAAAGACACGCTCGTCGTCGCTTAGGCTTAGTTCAATACCTTTACGACTGTATACCTGTGTTTCTTCATCGTAAGTATACAGGCTTCGTGGAAACGGATGATTGCTGCCTTGATTATAATCTTCAACCATCTTGCTGCTGCCAATCTTGTTAACATCAGTAGTTGACTCGCCAACTAACGTCTGGTATATGTTGTTATTGGCTTGCTGCCCAGCAGAATTAAAGTAGTCTCCTATACGACTTTTAAACTGGTCGGTGCTTATAACAGAGCTATTTGAAAAATCTTCTTTGCTTACTGTAGCACTTAAATTGTCGGTTGGACTACTTCCTGCCGTTCCGGCTTTGACCCTTGACTTTGGAAACCTAATTACGTACAGGTCGTTAATTGGCAGCGAATCTTTTTCTGCTATTTCTCGTTGCTTCTGGTTAATAATTGCCGTTAAACTCTGTTCACCGAAAGAAAGTGCTTCTGCAACTGATGCGCCTCGTATTTCAACTGGGTCTTTAATTCTTTGGACTTCGTCAGTGAACGACTGTTCGTTCCACGGTACTCCTTCTACTGTATAAACTGAGCCGCCGCTGTCGACATCAAACTCAACACTTTTCAATTGAAGAGGTAATTTTCTGCTTGCATAATCTACTGGCCTTGCATTATTAAACTCGTCCCATCCAAAGAAATTAAGTTCGAGTAAGTAAGGAGCTTTAAGGTAATTTTTATAGCCTGCTTTTATTGCTGCAATTTCTAAACTCTGTAAAAAAATACCTAAACTATAAGGCTCATGGACCTTAAACGATATTCTAGTACCTAGAGCAATACCTGTTTTTTGGTTAGGACTGAGTATAGACTCCATACTAAAGTCATCAATAAAATATTCTAAATTTCCCTCAAGTTCAAATCCATTTGTAATTCGGTTCTGGTCGATCCCGCCACCACCAGAACGCAAGATAGTGTAGGTTGCTCCTTTCTTTCTGTAACTGTTCTGTGGATCATTTATACTGCTAGGTGATAGTACTCCTAGTGTAAACACGCAATTATAAGTTGCGAAGTCTTCTAACTGATTCGGTATTGAATTATTGGCGCCTGGCGGATTTTTCTCCTCTGGGTCCGCAGAAGGGATTCCGTTAGATAACGCATCTCTCATTGAGATCTTAGCAGACGTTCCGCCCGAATACGGTCCTGAAGATTTCGTTGTAGGATCTATTGTGGCACTGTTACCTGGTCTTGTTGAACTAGTTTTTTTGTTTTTAAACTCGTTTGCACGTTCTTCTTTACTTTTGGTTGAAAGGATGCCGCTACCAAAATCCTTCAACGACGTAAAAGCAGACGACGCTGCTGAACTTATTCCAGTTGATACATCAGATAGCGTGTCTCCTATTGAGTCAATGACTCTTATGTCGTCGTTGTTATCAACATCGCCCGAAGAAGCTGGGAATTGACCTGGGCGCACACCTGACGTGTCAGTGTTATCAGACCCAGTTAACTGGGATAGCGTTCTTGCTTTATTCTCTTGAATTCTGTCTACTCTTGACATTTATATTCCTAAAAGGTCTTTTAACGTATCTGCTTTAGGCAGATATATTGTAGTTCCTGCAACCATATCATACACTGGATCTTTAATTACGTCCATGTTACGCTGTGCAAAAACCCACCATAATTTCGGTGACCCGTAAATGTCGTATGCTAATAAATCTGGACGATAAGTGTACTGGGTTTCTAAGGTATATTTTGCATCATCGCTTTCTGCAGGAACAGCACGTATTGTCAACACGTCAAGTGCTCCGAGGTTGGTAATTCTTGTGTCTGCCCATGGACTAGTTGGTGCGTACTTTGCCATTAGATAAAGCCTCCGCCTTTGGTTATGTACGACCCGTTTACAAAGTCGTTTAGGTTAAACTTAGATACCGCTGACCTACTGTAAGTAGGCATCACAGTAACAGTAATAAGACTAGAGCTCGGAACCCAAGCAGTGCCTTGACCGTTGTTGCCAGAACGACCGTCACCAGCAAGTGGTGCCGTTACGTTCATAGGAACAGCAATATAATCTACATCAGACGGTAAGTCTACTGTAAAATTTGTTACTACGCAAGGGACGTTGTTAAACACAAAATCACCGTAGCCGTTTAATAAGACCCTTGGTGGCGGCTGTCCGGAATTTTCACCGTTGCCATAAAACATTTTTGTAACACTTCGTAAGTAATGAATTGCTGCTATCCAATAACGACCGTCACTTTCGTTCTCTACAGTGAAGTCGCCAGTAATA